CAACGCAATGGCTATTGGATATGATGACATCTTCATAATCACCTATCTGGTCAGCGGGTGCGCCCTGCTGGCCTATCTTTTTTGGGACGCTTGGAAAGATCGGTGAGGCGCGCAACACGCAACACGCAACACGAACCGCGGCTCACGGGTCAAAACCAGAGAACGAATACTCCTCTTCAAAGGCGTTGTTACGCGATACACCTATATAGGCTCAAAATTAGAAAAAATAAAAAAAGTTAAAAAATAGGTGTAACAGGTGTAACAGACGTAACATCGTAGTTAAGTTGTTTTAATACAAAGGTTTTTTCTGTTACATAAAGTGTTACACCAATAATTACTAAAATGTAACAGAGTTAAATAGCAAAACTGCCTTAATGCGCCCAAAATCAAAAAAAAATATTTTTTGTTTTTCAGCCTATATAGGTGTAAATTGTGTTAAAGAGATAAGTAGACCTTTTTAACTATGGAAAGATTATGGCGAGAAAATCTGTTGTAAAGACTGAGACGCGGGGTCGAAAGAAGGCCACGGCGGAACAAGCCCTGACACGCAAGCAGGAACTTTTTGTAAAGGAACTGGTGAGCAAGGACGGGCAGATAACCCTGAGAGAAGCCGCGATAAACGCGGGCTATGCCGCTGGGTCGGCGCACTCACGGGCTTATGAACTAACTAACCCACATATGTCGCCCCATGTCGTTGCGGCGATAAAGGCGTATCGGCGTGAGTTGGATGAAAAATACGGGGTGACCTATCAGCGTCATCTTAGAGATTTACAAACCATACGGGATATGGCTTTGGAAAACGGGGCTTATTCTGCCGCCGTTCAGGCTGAGTATCGCAGGGGGCAAGCACAAGGCGACATTTATGTCAGCAAATCGGAAATCCGTCATGGGTCAATCGACAGCATGAGCAAAGAAGATGTTTTGAAAGCATTAGAAGAGATAAGGAATAGTTATGCCCCGATCACAATCGACGTCACCCCGACAGAAAAAGACGAAAATACCAGTAATCGCAACAAAGCGCGAGGCAGGCTTTTACAAGCAAGTGAAGGAAGCGGCGCAGAGGTCGAACAGGAAATTTCTGCTGACGCGGATTGAAAACTGGGTCGGGGCGGGTATTCCTGACCTGATGATCTGCGATGAAAAAGGCGACTTTCATTTTGTAGAATTAAAATTTTTGACAAGCAACGCCGTCACCCTGCAACCATCTCAGGTTGCGTGGCTATCCCGCCATAGCCACGCCAGTTGTTGGATACTGATTAAGAAACAACCCAAGCCGACAGAACCCGCAGAATGTCTTTTGTATCCCGCTAATGCGGCGGTCGATTTAAAGATGGACGGGCTTGAAGCGGTTGAGCCGATTTTCCGTTGTGAACAGCCTTTTCAGTGGGAAACTATTTTTGACTTGATAAGTCCTATATAATCGCATACGATGGGGCATCGTTAACAAACTACGGGAGTATAAAACGATGACTAAATACGATTTATTGCAAACCTTGGAAATGATTTTCCCCAACTCTTCGGACAAAGACCATAATGACGCTTGGTTTATAACAGAAGATGAATTTGCACAAGATGAGGGTGTATTCATTCAAATTACATTTAAGTTAGACGAGGGGGTGCAGGACAATGCCTAGAACAGTAGTTGAATGGACATGGGAAGACGCCTTTTCAAAATTCGGTTTTGGGGACGGCGACGGGTGGAACGGGACAAACATTGTTTGTCATGCGATAGACGCCCTTGGCTATGAAACAATATGTGAATGGTGGGGATGCCACAACTACATGATTATGGATATCTTGAAAGGCGACAATTCCCTCTTATTTGATGATGAACTGAAGTGGAATGCAGAAACAATCGCACGCATGAATAAAAACGGCGTGACAGATATATCTAATCAAGCCATCGGATATACTGACCCCCATTTATTTTTGCCCGATGATATATTGGAAATGCTAAACGCAACCTTTAACGATGATTATGAGGTGGCGGCATGAAAACTTTTGAAGTTGAGATACAGGCCATCGTTAGAAAAACCATCGTTGTGAAAGCCCCTGATGAAGATGCCGCGTATGAGGAGGCGAATGAGCAATTCAGCGTGTTAAACGACGGTGGGCCCGAATATTATAAGCAGGAAACCCTATCCATATGCGAGGTGCAGGAATAATGTTCTTATTGCATTGGATAGCCCGCCTGATACACGGCGACGACTGGGAAAGACACGCCCGTAAGCCCCGAACCCGACGACGTCGTCGGCGATAAACTAAACAAGCCCCGCCCTAGCACGGCGGGGTTTTTTTTGCCCCCGACAGTATTTTTTAAAATTTCCGCTTGCATGGTATGGGGTTATATGAGATAACCCCCATAGGCCTTTTTTAACGGGGCGTCGGCCTAGCCCCAAAATTACGGGAAATAGTAAAATGAAACATTCAATCGAAAACAGCCAAAACACCCTTACGCGCCTTTTGGAAAAGGTGCGCGACGATGCCGCAAGGCAAGCGGATTATATCGCCCCGACGCACGATTTGCAGAAAATCACCGACGCCAACGGCGTTCCGCAGGTTGTTATTGAACAACGGGGCGGCGTTCCAACAACCATTCTGGACGTTAACGACGTATCGTTTGGGCAGATAGCCGGACACGCGGGAATTGATGTTAGAACCGCCCGACGCTTGCAAGCGGGCTATTCTGAGCAATTCGACGGGCTTATTAATGCTATCTGGCAAAAAGAACCGTCGGTGCGTATGTTGCGGTCGTATGAGGGGCTTGCCCTGACCGACGGCGGGCGCGGTAAGTTGCGGGCTTTTGTTTCAGACAAGTTTAAAACTTTTGATAATGTAAACTTGTTACAGTCTGCCTTGCCCCAACTTATGGAAAGCCCCGCGCAATTTCAGGTTGTTAATGCAACCGTCACCGATAAGCGGCTTTACTTGCGTTTAAAATCGCTTGTTCATACGGGCGAAGGCGCGGGCGTCGGTGACATCATGGCGAATGGGATTGGCTTGCAAAATTCGGAAGTCGGGGCGGGTTCTGTTTCTGTTTATCAGATTGCATGGACACTGGCCTGTCTAAACGGTATGCAGACACAAAATAAAACGCGGTCTAGCCATATCACAAGCGGTCGGGATAGCGATGACTGGGGCTTGCTTTCCGATCAGGCTAAGGACGCCGATAACCGCGCCCTTGAATTGAAAATCCGTGACCTTGTCGGGGTTTATTCGTCGCGTGATAGTTTTGACGCCGTTCTGGAAAGCATGAAAGCCGCCGCCGCCGACGTTATCGACGCCGACGCCGACAAGGCCGCCGTCGTCGAAAATTTAGGCGCGGTTATGAAACTATCCAAAAAAGAAACGGGCGACGTTTTAAACGGGCTTTTGGATACCATAGGCCAGTCGGGTTATGAACGCGACAAGCCGATATCCCGTGCGACGCTGATTAACGCCGTGACGGCGGTATCCCACAAGGCCGACGCCGACGACGTCGACTTGTGGCAACAACGCGGGGGCGCGTTGCTATCCATGCGCCCCGCTGATTGGCAACGGGTCGCGATTGCGGCATAATCCCTCCCCATACAATCAAGACAAGCCCCGCCTTATCCGGCGGGGTTTTTTTAGGGCTTGCCATATATGGGATAATATGAGATAAAGCGAAAAGTTTTAAATTTTCTGGAAAGGTCAAACAATGCTTAAAACGGTTGCAATATCACAAGCGAATAAAACGGCGGGTTGCGCCGTCACTTATCGGGCGGGCAAGGCGAATAAATATGATACTTGTCCCGCTAATTGCGAATTAAACGCAAGCGGGCGCGGTTGCGCCCCGTCGGCTATTGATACCGAATACCTTGATGCCTTACTTGATAGCAAGCCACGCGGCGGGCATGGTTTCACTTATTCGCATTTTAATCCGCTTTTTTGGGCGCATAAATTAAGCCCCGTCAAAACTGTTATAAATTACAGCGCGGCGACGATTAAGGCCGCCGCCGCGTCGGTTGCGTCGGGCGTCCCCGCCGTTACCGTCGTCGCCGCTGATTTTTGGAAAAATAACGGGAACGCAAAAAACACAAATATTGACGGCGTTCGGGGCGTTCGTTGCCCCGCTGAATATTTGGCGGGCGTCGGTTGCGTAAACTGTGGCGGGGAAAAAGCCCCATTATGCGCCCGTTTAAACCGTGATTTTTTCGTTATGTTTACCGCGCATGGGGCGGGGAAAAAGAAAGCGGGCAACCCCGATGCGGCGGGCGGTTGCTATGCTGACGGCGGGCGGGTTGCTATCCATTGGAACGATACTAGCAACGCCGCCGATGACGGGAAAACCGACGCTGAAAAATTGCGGGCTTTTGTTAAAACATTGCCCCCGCGTTCTGTTATTCGTCACCACGTGGCGGGGGATATCGGGAAAGAATAAACCCGCCCCGCTTGCCTCATTGCCCCGCCTTATTTGGCGGGGTTTTTTTATTCGCGTTTTAAGCCCCATACAACGCCCGCAAGCCCCGCTTGGCTGTATACCTAGCGGGGCTTTTCTTATGCCCGCTTGTCGGCCTTTATATCGCGTTTATTAGAGTTAATTAAGCCGCGGGCGGCGGGGCGGGGATTGCGTAAAACATACGGCGGAAAAATCACGGCGGGGCGCAACCCGTGAAACGCGGGGCGCGGGCGTCGGTATTTTTAAAAATTTTCACGGCGGGCGGCGTATGAAACGCGGGCGGCGGGCCGTGATACGTGCAACGCGGGCAATCGTTAGGGGCCCCTGAATATCGGGTCAAAAACCGCAGAAAACCGCCAAAAATCCAAAAATCGCGCAACGCGGCCACGGGCTCTAGCTGCGCAGGCAAGGGCCATGTTTTTGACAAATAATCATGTGAAAAATAATATGAATGTTTCACGTGAAACATTAAGCTTGTTAACTGTCGAAAAAATGTGCATATTTGTCGTATTATTTGAAGTATTTTAGGGGCCCCCGATGGATGTTTCCGATCAGGAGTTAAAGCTTCGCCTGCGACTCGCGCAAATCGAGAAGAATGAAGCTTGTCAGAATGATTTTTTGACTTTTGTAAAATCTATGTGGCCGGAATTTATTGCCGGTCGTCACCATAAAATTATTGCTGAAAAGTTAGAAAGGGTTGCAAAAGGCGACCTAAAGCGACTTATCATCAACATGGCCCCGCGTCATACGAAGTCAGAGTTCGCATCCTTCCTGTTTCCTGCTTGGATGATGGGCAAGAACCCGCGGATGAAGATTATTCAGGCGACGCACACGACAGAGCTTGCGGTCAACTTTGGCCGTAAGACAAAAAACCTTTTGGATAGTGATGAGTTCAAGGAGGTATTTCCAAATGTTAAATTGGCTGCTGACAGTAAAGCTTCTGGTCGTTGGGACACTTCTGCTGGCGGGATGTACTATGCCGTTGGCGTTGGATCAAACCTCGCGGGTCGTGGTGGCGACTTGGTAATCATTGATGACCCGCATTCGGAACAGACGGCGATGTCTGCGAACGGGTTTGACGATGCTTGGGATTGGTACACTGGGGGCCCCCGACAGAGGCTCCAGCCGGGTGGGTCGATTGTTTTGGTCCAGACCCGGTGGTCAGAAAAGGATATGACGGGCCAGCTTTTGAAGGCGATGGCTAAAGACCCTCTGGCGGACCAGTGGGAAGTTGTGGAACTTCCTGCGATATTTGATGATGGCGTCCCGTGCTGGCCAGAGTTTTGGTCCATTGAAGACCTTACGGCGGTAAAGGCGTCTATCCCGCCCAGTAAATGGAACGCGCAGTATCAGCAGAACCCG